TACCTCCTATTCCTACAATCAAATGATGCCAACCTTTCTTATCTGCTTAATGCGATTTTCAACCTTATTCCTACGTCAACCAGGACATCCCCCCTCACTACACGAAAAGCTTATATACTTGGTAGATCTTGGTAATCCATGGCTTACATTATGACCACTGAAGCAGAGATCATCCAAAAGGCTGGAGCAGGAAAAAGTGCCACTTTTGACACAACCGCCATGACTGCTGCTAACCTTAGAGCAGAAAGCACAATAAACTGCATATGCAGATATAATTATTCTGACGCCGTAACAACTGGCCTTAATGTTGATGTAAAAGGACTTCTTTCAGATGTAGCTTCCTCACTTGTAGCAATGGAAGCAATTTCATATGATATGTCAGGCTACACTTCCAGGCTAGAAGCAGAAGATATGATTAATGTATTAAGAGACGGAGCTTTAAGAGGCCTATCCATCTTAAGAGATAAAGAAGTTCAGAGGTTTATCAATGGTGCATGATTTTAAACGCTTCCCTGAGTTAACTAATAATCAAATGCAAGTTTACTATTTTGAATCTCCACACAAGCAAATTACAGAGGATTTTAAGGCAAAAGTCGTAAAGGTGCATGATGGAGACACCATAACTGTGCAATGGGAAGAGCGTGATTTTAACTTCCCAATCAGGTTTATAGACACTGCTGCCCCAGAATTAAATGAACCTGGCGGAAAAAGATCTCAAAAATGGCTTGAATCAAGACTCCTTAAAGAAGATGTTGATGTTATAATAAACACTAATAATCGCGTTGGAAAGTGGGGACGTATTTTAGGAACAATAATGTTTCAAGGATTAAACATTAATCAAGAATCAATTAATTTAGGCTTTGCAATTCCGTTTTCACAAAGAAAAGAAGGCAGGTTACCTGACTTCGATAAAGAATTAACTTTTGATTTTCCTAATTTTTAAATGGCTTTAGATTTTGGAGGATTGTTTCCACAAAGAAGTCATGTTGAAGGAACAAGTCCAGATACTTATGATATTAATTGGGATGGAGCATTAACTCAAAATATTACAAACGCTTTAGCAGTAGATTCTTTTACAACAAATCATACTAACACAGGAAGTATTTTAAGTTTTTATGATTCAGATTCTTCTTCAACTTATTGGCAATGGCATGCAACAGGAGGAGGAGGAGAAGAAATTTCAACAATAGTTTTAGATTTAGGCCAAGAAGTTTATGTTCATAACACAATTATGAATTTTGGATTAGACGAGGGAAATGGAACAGATGTAATTATTACAACTTATTATAGTTCAGATAAATCCTCCTGGACTCAAATCGACACAGATACTTATACATCAAACACACTTAAAAATTTCGATCATTATTTAATAGGGAAAAAATTTAGATATTTAAGAATTGTTGGAGAAACAAATATAAGTGCAGGATATATAAGACTTTATAGATTGAGGTTAATAAGATAAAATGTCACAACAAGATATAGGTTCAGCAGACTACACAAATATGCATAATATAGATTCTTCCTCTTCAACAGCCACAACTTTTCTATGGGAAGTTACAAGTGTAGCAACCGACGCTGCAACTGGACAGCAAGAATTTAAGTGGCAATGTACAAATTGGAATAAATATTTAGGATATTATCACTCAATTTCTCACATAGCTTCTTCATTTGATAAAAAAGCATTATGGACTGTAGGCCAAGGTCTTACATTTAAAGGAAACGTTTTTTCCAGATTTATAAAAAGCAGGAAATTAGGATTAGGAAAAGACACTTTAACATCAATTCTCTACAATCTTGATAGAACAGGACAAATTGGAGGAGATTGTTTTGCTGAAATTATAAAAGATAAACAAGGAAGATTAATTAATTTAAAACCTTTAAGCCCTGGAAATCTCTCTATAATTGCAAATGCTTATGGAAGAATAATAAGATATGAACAAAATTCAAATGCTCCAAAAAGTAAATTTAAAGAATTTAAACCTGAAGAAATTTTCCACATTCCTTTTAATAGACTTGCTGATGAAATTCACGGAATCTCTGATATTCTTAGAATAGAAGATTCAATTAAAATGCAGAAGGAAGCAAAATTAGATCTAAAAACAGTTTTCCATAGATATGTAAAACCTTTAATTATCACAAGAGTCAAAACAGATGATGAAATAGAAATTGCAGCATTTAAAACAAAATTAGACAAAGCAATTGAGTATGGGGAAAACATGATTATTCCTTCTGAGACCGTAGATGAAATAGATAAAATTTCAATCCCTAAGTTTTCAACATTAGATCCTCTCCCATGGATTCAATATTTAGATAAAGACAATGCAAAGGCAATGGGTGTTCCTGATATTGTTAATGGCGCTTCAGGAGAAGGAGACACAGAAGCAAGTTCAAAGATGTTACAATTATCCTGGGAAGTAAATATTAAATTTAGGCAAATGATCTGGGAAGAACAAATTAAAAACCAATTAGGATTAGATCTAAAACTAACTTTCCCCACAAGCATTGCTCCTGAACTTCTAGGAGATGCACAAAAAGATGGAAAGATGAATAAAAACCCAAATACTAATCCAAACAAACATGAATGATGAAACAAGAAACAAATAAAGCAACAATTGAAACCATGATTAATACAGTGGCTTTAGGAATTACTGCATTCGGTATGAATTGTATAATAAATCACGACTATTACGGATTTATTGTAATTCTGTTCGGGGCAGGCCTAGAATTTCTAAAGTATTTTGGAAGAAGCAAAAACTTATGGTAATTTTTTGTAAGGAGGTTAATTAACATGGATGAAAAAGAAACACAAGAGAAAGTACAAAACGAGACTCAGGGGCAAAAGCAGGAAGAAGCAACTGAAGAAGGTAAGAGCATGCAAACTCCCGTTGAATCTACTCCCAAGGAAGATGGTACTCAAAAATCCCCTCTTGAAGAAGCCAGAGAACTTGACAAAAGCATAGATAAAAAGTTAGATAAATATGGTGCTATGGTAGAAAGACATGAAAAGCTCCTTGCTGAAGCAAGAATTGAAGGAAGATCTTTTGCAGGCCAACAAACTAAGCCACAATATACTAAAGAACAAACTGAAGCAAGGAAAAGAATCAAAGCTATTGGCGACGCAACTGGAGCTAATTGGGCTAAAGGCATGGAAGAAAAACTAGAATGAAAAATAAGATAATATATACACAAAAAGAAATTCGAGAAGCTCATGGTAAAGTAACAAAAGATGTAGCAAGCGCTAAAGACACTTTTAAAGGAATTGCCCTCGCTATGGAATGCCAGAAATTAGTTCTTGACTATCTTACAAGCATAATGGAAGAAGAAAAAAAGCCTGAGGAAAAAGAAGTTGAAGAAACAACAGAAGAGCAAGCTAAAGAATAAACCAATAAATATATAAAGATTAAGTTTCTATTCCTAGCATGACACAAGCTGTAATCTGGAGATTATTAGGAAATAGAGGCGATAGAACTGAATTTACCGTTGCTGATGCTTCTGCTATCGCTAAAGGAGACTTCTTAGAATTAGCTGATCCAAATCTTGTAACTGCTCACGCAACTAATGTTGATACACCTATTGTGGGAATTGCTGCACATGAAAAAGTTGCAAACGATGGAAATCTTACTATTACTGGTATAACTAATTGTGAATTTAAAGCAACTGTGGATGGAGCTGGAACAACTATTGGAGATATTTGTTCAATGGGCTCTACTGCTGGAGAAGTTGAATTAGGATCTACATTAGATTTTGAAAAAGGATGGGCTGTTGGAAGAGCAAGAGAAACTTCAGCTGGAGGAACTACTTCTTTATTTAGGAGTTTATTCTAATGGCAGATCAAGCAGGAGAAGCAGACTTAAGAAAGGAAGATATAGATTCAGTTGTAAAAAATTATGCTTTAGAAAATCTCTCAATGACTCAAGTTTGCACAATTGTAAAAACAAGTTCTTCTGCAAATGTTTATTATCAAGAAACTGATTCTGATATTACTAAAACTGTAACTTCTGGATTAACTGGAACTTCTTTTGGAGGTCATCCATCTGGAGCTTTATTCCCTAATGTTGAACATTCTTGGACTGAAACAACAGAAAGAGTAAAGCAACATGGAGCGGACAATGTTATTGACTGGAATGTTTGGAAATTATCTGCAATTGATGTAAAAGCAAGAATGCTTGAAAGAATTGGAAGAGCAATTGCAAAATCTGTTGACACTGCAATAATTACAGAACTAGCTACAACTACAAACACAGCTGAATCTGCTGGAAGTTGGGACAATGCAACTGAATCTTTACAAATGCCTCTTAAAGATATTTTAGTTGGAATTGCAGGAATGCAAATAGACAATTGGAATCCTTACAAGAATTGCTATCTAATAGTACACCCAACAAACTTTATGGAGTTAATGAATAATCCTGTAATAAGAAACGCAACTCAAACAATTATAACTTCTGCTGGAAGAACAACAACAATCGCTGGATGTAGTGTAATCGTAAATAATGCTTCTACTGAAAACACAGCTTTAATGTGTATTGGAAAAAGCGCAATGACTTGGTACGAAGCTCAACCTCTAACAACTTATGTTAAAGAAGATCCAGGACAGACACTTTTAATCCGAGCATATCAAATGGGAGTTCCTGTTCTTATAAATAACAACGCTGCTTGGAAAATTACTGGAGTTTAAATGGCTGCTGGAACTGTTGTAGTTATTGGCCCCTATAATCCTGACGCAGCTGGACTAACTCTTTTTGACACTGCTTTAACTGCTGCTCAATCTGGGGCTGCAACTGATAAAGTAAATATTATTTCAATGATAAATAATGCTGGCTTTTTTGCAGTATGGAATGAAGGAGCTTAAATGACTGTTTACACTCACGAAGAATTTATGAAGATGATTGAAGAAAGAAAAAAACCAAAGGAAGAAATTAATCCAAAAATTAAAAAGGAAAAAATTAAAAAATGACTCAAGAAGATACAATAGCAACAAGAGAACTTTGGGTTTCTAATAAATTTTCTTTTATGCCAGCTGTAAATCCAACTGCTGCTCAAACTGGCTGGAGCACAACAAATGGAAATGTAGATAGAACTATTGATGCAAATGTTGCTGCGGAAGTTGGAGATGGTCTTGCAACTTTAATTGCTGACTTAATTGCAAAGGGAATTATTTCTGCATAAGAATCGCTCTGCGCAGTCGCATCAGAGATGCTTTGTGCTATTCGCGATAAATTTATTAACTTAGATTCATTGATTAAAAAATGGTTACAGCTAAGCAAATAATTAATTCTACAAAGCAAAATTCCCAAAGAGTTGAAATTGTTAAAACTCCTCTTGGCGAAGTTGGTTATGACAATGCACGTGATGATATTGAAAGAGTTAAAAAGATGCGAGAAGGGTCTATTGAAAAAGTCCCAACTCTCCCAAATGATATTGTTAATAAATTATATTGTGATTCAAATATTCCAACAGGAGCTACAGGAAGCTGGACTGCTGGAAGTGGAGAAACAATAACTGCAACAAATGGAATAATAACATTTATAACTTCAGCTACATTCTTTATCTTGTTAGAAAATGATGATTTCCTTTTATTAGAAATAGGAGATAAAATAATAAATGGCTGATACAAAAATAACAGATTTGGCAGACGCAGG